GGTGATGCCCTCGGTATGCAGGTCGGTGATATCGTTATCGTAACTGATAGTGACACTGGCGGCACTTCCATCCAGACTGTTTCCGCAGTCACAAGTGGTGGAGCTGCAAGTATATCTGGTGGCGCGTTTGAAGTAACAGCAACAGCTGGTGGTACAGTTCCTGCAGGTATTAGTGAGGTTCAGTTGAACCACGCTACTGTCATCGCAGCAGCTACTATCGCTGACGCTTCGCTTCACGCAGGACTGTTTGTCGTGATTAATACCTCGGCATCTGGTACTGCAGCCCACACCTTGACATTGACTTCTGGCACGTTTGACGGTACTAATAATATCGCCACGCTTAACGCTCCAGATGAGATGTTGATCGTACTGTTTGATGACGCCGGCAACGGTCGAATCGTTCAGAACACAGGTAGTGTTGCGCTATCCTAATCGGTAGCTAAGTAGAATGAGAAGCCCTTGCTGCCCATGAAGCGGCAGGGGCTTTTTTACAACTGAGGTAAAATAATTAGGAGGTCATATGACCGCAAGAGCAGAAGCAAAGAAAACCGAGCTAGTTGGAGAACCCCCACAACCTACAGTCACCGTAACCGAAGAGGAAGCTCTTAAGGTAAAGGCGGCGTCAGGAGAGAAGCCGAAAGCAGTAGCTACGGCTCCGATCCCGAAAGGTGCAGAAAGGGAGATTCTACCAATTAAACCAAATCAGTTTGGGTTAGCAACGCACAGGTACAGGCAGCACGATGCGGTAGCCCCAACTGGAATGACAATCAAAGATGTACAAGACCCTAAGTTCTGGTCGCATGTAGCTAACCAGCTGCACATGTTCAGCGAGGTAAGAGTACTGGCAGAAGATGGTGCCTGGGTAGCTTACGTAATCGTATCGTTCAAGCACGCCAACAGTGTCAAAGTAACGGTGCTTAATTATGTTGACATCGAGAGCATCAGCTACGATACTGCAGGTATCAGAGAGCAGTACGTGTGTAAGCAGAAGGGAGTCCTCAAGTGGTGCATAGAGGACACTGACACCGGGGAGAATGTGTTTAAATACATCCCAACCCAGGCTGAAGCCCTTAAGCAAAGAGACGAGTACATCGCAACTTTAAGTAGGTAATCAAAGTAATGGCCATAACCAAACTTGGGATATACAACAATGCTCTCCATCTACTTGGGGAGCGTCGTTTATCTAACCTCTACGAGGATCGTGAGCCGAGGCATGTGCTGGACCAGAACTACAATCTGGCTCTAGTCAACCAGTGTCTTGAAATTGCGATGCCCAGGTTTGCTGTTAAGACGGTCAAGCTTGCAACACCTACAACCAGTTCCGAGCATGGGATAGATGAGGTCTACAGTTTTCCTGCAGACTTCGTTTCCCTGTTGCGGGATCCTGGTACTCACGGAAACATCGGCTGCTTCTTCGCTGATGAAGACTTATCTCAACCAGTCAATAGGTACATACTCGAAGGTAATACAGTTGCGTGTGAAGTAGCCACCAATCTGTACATGCGGTACCTTACAGACTCTATCCAACCATCTGGATTCACCCCGTCATTTGCAAGACTGATATCCGCACAACTTGCCCGGGCGTCTGCCAGTAGGATAAATCCTTCACGAATTCAACTACTCGACCAGGCTTACAAAGAAGCACTCGCTGAAGTAATTGCGATTGAGTCGATTAAAGAAAATGATTTCATAGTACAGAAAGCAGCCGCGTCACTGTCTACCGACCAGCTGGCAGTATACAATGTGGCTGCAGCAGCTCTGGCAAAACCAGAGATCAGGTACATAGATGACGAGAGCGCACTGCGCCTTGCCATTGATGCCATATACGAAACAAGCACAAACTTTTTACTTGAAGAAGTATCTCCACGGTTTGCTACCAGGGTAGTAGAACTATCTGGTGGGGCACCAAGTGCCGTACATGCCTACGATAACGTATTCGGCCTGCCGGCAGACTTTAAACAACTTGTTGGCCTGTGGTCTGATGCCTCATTAGATGAACAGATCCACAGGTACTTTATTGAAGATGACGACATAGCTATTGAGAATCATACTACCGCTTATTTGCGGTACATCTCCACAGCTACGGTAGAGGCTGAGTGGGCACCTGGGTTCGTAAAAGCCCTTGGGTTCTACATAGCCTCTCAACTCGCACCTCGCTTTGCTCCTGACGAAGCTAGTAGAGCCAATAAGCGGTACGAGGATGCACTCCAGGTATCGATAGCAGCTGACGCAGTTAAAGAGTCGCCACGACCCACAGCTGGTACCAGGACCATTACAACTGCTGAGCGAGGTTTGTACAACACTGCCTTGGAGTTGGTGGACCTTGATCCTATTATCAGTAACGACGATGAGTCAGATCGTAAAGTTAAGTTAGACTATGCGCTGGACCACGGTGCGGTGCTCACACTACTCGGAAACATCTCCTGGGGATTCGCCAGAGCATCGGCTAAACTTGAGGAAGACGATACTGTTGTTCCTGCATGGGGTCTCGCCAAGGCGTTTGCAGTACCATCGGACATGGTACGAATTAATTCAGTCTCTGCTGATGAGTACTTCCGATTTCCTACAGAATACTACAGAGAAGGGGACTACTTCTTTGCAGACGCAGACCCTCTATACATAACGTACGTCTCTGATAATTTGGTGTCTGCAGTGTCCAGTTGGCCCAGGTACTTCTATAATCTGGTAGCAGCTGAACTAGCTAAGAAACTTGGTACCATACCAGGGGCGAACATTAGCAAAGCTGTGGCCAAATACGAAGAGTATAAGAGAGAAGCGTACAACACAGATGCTCAACGTAATCCTCCTCAAGTGATTTCAACTGGACGATGGAATAGGTCCAGGGATACGTGGCAGCGTCGTAGACACGAGAGACCTTAATCATGCCTCGCACCTATTCGAATAAATTCAATCGAGGTGAGATCGACGAAAGTATAATGACGCGGGACGATGTTGAACGCGTTCACAACGCTTGCTCTCTTCAAGAAAACTTCCTTCCATCAAAAGCCGGGTACATGGAGTACCGATCTGGGTCCGAGTACATGGGGGCAGCTAAAGTCTCTGGGTCTCACAAGCTCATACCTTTCGTTGACGACGGAACAATCCCTACCATGTTGGAGTTCTCTTCCACTGCGGCGAATCCCAGTGTTGAGACAACTAGGTTCTGGGTGAACGGAGTACAACAACTAGTAACTGCAACTCTCGATACAATCCTTAACGAAGACATGTCTGCCGGCACCGACTGGACTAGCAGCAATGACGGGGCTGGATCTAACGCGCATGAGCCTGCGAATAACCGATGGGATCTTATCGGTGGAACAACTGCAGGTGACTGGGGACGAATCTATCAAACATACGTTTCCTCAGCCGGGGACAGAACTATTGCTGTTGGAGTTGATATTAGCCCAGTGTTCGTACAGTTGGGCACCAATGGTGTGGAGTCAAACGATATCTTCGAGGGGTGGATAAACCCCGGGTATCACACTTTCACTTTTGATCCAGGCATTGGTAACGTCACAATAACCTTCGCTAATGACAAACCATACTCAGCGTACGTTTCTTCTTGCACGCATTTAGCTGCAGGAGCATTGGAAGTAACAGGTAGTATGTTTACCGACACGAGTGGAACTGATGCGACCACCCTCGCTACTCTCAGGTACACGCAGGTAAACGACGTACTATTCCTTGTGAGCGACACGTACAATATCTCCGGACACGCTTGGCCCCTTGTGGTTATAAAGCGAAGAGGAGCTGCGTCCTGGTCTTTCGAGTTACCAGAATTAATTGATGGTCCTTTTGGACCTATAAATACCACCAACGTATCTTTGACTCCAGGTGCCACCAACGGTGATACCACACTGACTGCGTCTCAAGATTTCTTCACTGACCCTGAGTCAATAGGGAAGTACTATCAGATAGTCCACGGTGCCACGATAGGTGTGTGCCAAGTAATAACAGTTACCAGTGCTACTATCGCAACCATACGTATAGTTGCAGCCATGGGTGGAACCACTGCATCGACAGACTGGTACCCCGGGTTGTTTGCACCGTACCTTCCTGGTCCTACATCCATCGACATGTATGAAGGAAGGCTGTGGTTAGCTGGTGGATCCAGAGTGTACGCTTCAGTATCAGATAACTACACCTCGTTCGACACAAGCATCACTGGAGACTCTGCAGCTATTGTGAGGTCTATTGGTTTCGGACCAGTGGGTGATGTGTCGTGGTTAGTTGGCGGCGACGTCTTGATGCTGGGCTTAAGCTCTGAAGAGATACAAGTCCGGTCAAACGGGGACTACGATAACATAACTCCCACCAACATTAAGATACAACGAGGAACTACCAGGGGCTCAGCTGCTGTTAAACCAGAGGTAGTCGATCAGGTAATTTACTTTGTCCAGCGAGGACTAAAGAAGATATATGCCCTCAGTGGTCTTAGAGGGGAGCAGATAGCAACACGAGACATAACTGTAACTCATCCGGATATAACAGACCCTGGCGTAACCAGGATGGTTTACGTAAGTGAGCCAGAGCCGCGTTTGTACATCCTACTAAGCGACAGCTCACTTCGAGTAGTGCTGTTTGATACTGAAGAAAACATAATCGCTTGGTCCAGAATAACCATAGGTGGAAGTGCAACTATCCACGACTTAGCCTCTTCCCCAAGTACTGGTGACGATGAAGTCTACATGATAGTAGAACGAGGTGGAGTGCGATCAATTGAAAGGTTTGCTTCCATTGGTGATGCCCGTGGACAATCAGACTCTCGCCACTACGATAGCCACGTGTACGCCGCTAGTCCAGGTGCGACCATGACTGGCTTAGATCACCTCGACGGTATAGTTTGTAGCGTATGGGCTGACGGTGTCGAGAAAGGCACTGAGACCCCACTGTCTGGATCTGTAACATTAGCAGAATCAACTTGGACCGATGTGGTCATAGGTATCAAGCACACGGCTTGGTGGACCAGCAACAGACTGTCCCGGTACATTGAAGAGACTGTTTTGAATTATAGAAAGCGCATAACTCAAATCGGTTTGGTAATGAAGAACGTAGCAATACGAACTTTTAGTTACGGTACAGATGCAACCAACCTGATGCCAATGCCAGATGTTGAGGACGGGACAATCTCTGCTCCAACAACTGAAGCTGAGCCTACTATCGTTGACCAGCTCACCGGTACTGACGAAGGCGACATGAAGATTTACGACATGGAGTTCTACGAGGACTACTTAGTTGCTGCTTGCGATTCTGTTCCTAGCCCTCTTACCGCCGTTAGGCTACACCGGATGGTCTTCCACGATGGCAATATCTACATCTTAGGTGGGGCTACCTTATCTGCAGCTGTAGCAGAACTGTGGAGATACAACATAGCCACTACCTCTATGATCCAGATGGCTACTCCACCTGCGGCTCACGCTGAGCACGCCGTATGCGAGCACAACGGAGTGATCTACTCCATGGAGAACAGCGGATCTCCTGACGGGTTCATGGCTTACGACATTGCAACCGACACATGGCTAACTGTTACCGAGCCCACTACGTTCTATAGCTTCTCAGCAATGGCTGCGTACGACGGTAAGCTTTATTCCTACGGGGGAAATAGCGCCGGTGTGCCAACTAACCAATGGAATGTGTACGACATTGCAACCGACACATGGTCAGTGCCGGCGTACTCAGGCACTCCTGAAATTAAGAAGCAGCATTGTGCAGCCGCTCCTCAAACTGGGGATGGCGCAGGTAAAGTTTATTTCTTTGGGGGACTGACCGGGGCTGGTGGTACTACTAACACAAAGGCTCTTTGGGAATACACCATATCAACTGCTACCTTTGCACTCTTAGGTACCACTGGATTGGTAGCTAAACAAGACATGAAGATGGATGCCGATGAGAACGGCAACCTGTGGATGTGGGGTGGCCGACAGAGATTCCCAGTTGTTTGGGACGACTACGTGTGGAAGTATGCGATATCTTCTGGAACCTGGACTTCTCCTGACACAGCTACGGGTGACGGGGTAACTAAGCCTGTCCATAGGACTGGGTTTGGTGCTGCTATGGATACGACCAATGACGAGTGGTACATCTTTGGTGGGGAAGACATCACCCCCACCTACTACACGGACATGTGGAGATACTCTACTACCGGGAACAGTTGGGTTGAGGTTACTTCAGAGCTATCACCTGCTGCCGGCGCGTTAAGAGTATTTGATGTGTCTGACTACGAGAACATGTCAGCTGCAGCCTACCTGAACCTACTAGCTACGTCTCCTGGATCAGGGGATGACCTTCGGGCGTACGGGATAGCGATTTACGGAACTGACGCCTTCCTCGTGACCAAAGAAGACGATGATGGGACACTCAACCGTGGGGTTGCTAAAGTAGATATTTCTACACCGTTAGTTCCAGTCCAAACCGATTACCTGGAAGGTGGCATAGATGTAACCACAATTGGATCTGCGATAGTAGTGACTGACACTGGCTACGTAATAGCTCCGAGTTTTGAAACAAACGGAGAGTTGGCCGCGCTTACCTCCTCGACACTTGCTGCTGTAGGAACAGACCTGGCTCTTGACTACACCACCAACCCAGCCAACCCTGACAGGATGGCACTGGTAGGAAACTACCTGTACATCGCTTGGGAAGATGACATCCATGTTGTGGACGTATCTAACCCCCTGGCAATGTCGGTGGCCAACAAGGTCTCCAGGATCGACGGTAGCCAGACTTCGCACTGCATAGTTGACGGGCAATTCCTGTACGCTCTTGATGGAACTAACGGCAGAATATTCGTATACGTCCTGGACGACGCGACTACTCCAGAGCTATTAGGGACTGTTACAGCTACTGAATTGGTGGGGGCTACTGATTTTATGTCATTTTCCCCCTGGATTTACGTGACAACAGCGACTACAATCGTAGTTGTGGACGCAAGAGTGCCCACTGCCCCCGTTTTCCATGCGGAGTGGACTGGGTTCTTGGGCAACCAGGCAATATCTTCCAGAAAAGCTAACG